CTTGGTGGAGTTTTGTGTTCTGGTACGTTAGCTGATCCTTTAGTTAGTTTAAATATTGATGACTCAAGTTTAATCGGCTGTGTTGCTTTAAACGATTCACAGAATGTTGTAACAAACTACTTTCAATTAGATTTAGACGGCAATACATTAACTACGTTTAGTAGTAAATTTAGCACATCTAATTTTTCTAGCGATTTAGATCCTTTTCAACCTCGCTCTGTTTGCAGAGACTCAGAGGGAAACATATATGGTGTTGGTGGGTATGAAACAAGTGTAGCTTTAGGTCTCTTCGGTAGCGTTATCGTTTACAAAGACTCACCATCGGATACTACTGTGTGGGCTAAAGATATAAGGAACACCTTTTACTCGGTTGGTAGACCTTCTATAAATGTTTTAGGTAATCAACTATTAGTAATTAACGAAAAACTTGTATTTGTTGCTCCGTGGACTGCTAATACGCTTCCCGTAACGCATAATTTACTACTGTTTGTTTTTGATACTGAGACGGGTGTTTTAGAACAATGTATAGAACTTAAACCTCCAGACGAAATTGGAGATACGGTAATCATCCAACGTTTGCCGGAAAATAATAAATTTTTTGTTCAAACGGATAGTGGTTATAGAATAAGACTTGATATTACAGATCTTCCTGCTAATGGAAATTATATCTGTACTGATAATGTTTTAAATAAGTACACTGCTAGTGGTTTAGTTCCTGCAGCAGGCAATCATACTTTTTACCGTTTTACTTCTTGTACTCCTGCGGGGCTTATTACGCGAAACATAAGTTCTTATTTTACATCAGTTAGCCCTGTTGTTACGACTTCGGGCGCTACGGGAGGCTTATTTAGGGATTTTGGTGGTCAAGATATTCCTTAAACTCAACCGAGGTATTTGCGACATTCACTCTGTATTCCTCCTCTTTTCCAGTTAGATTAACTTTGTAGTTCTTCGGAGGTTGGCGCTTTGTTCGTCGACAATGATTTTCCGAAGCTGCTCGGTGCAGAACTCTATCGTCCTCATCCCGCGTATGTGGTTGAGATGGCGGCAGAGCCGGTTGACAAACCAGCCGCCTCTCTAAGTAATTAGAGAGTGAAAACCCGGTGAATTGCTGGAAACCCTTCTTAAACGCTCTAGACCCTACAACGCAACTGGCAACAGTAAACGTGAAAGGTTAAAAAGTCTAGAGTACAGGGCAATCAGCAGCCAAGCCTCTCAGGAATGAGTGGAAGGTTCATCGACTAGGGCACACGATCCAGACCGGATTATGAAGTCCATTAGCGCCGGGGCTCCCAGTATTGCATGTAAGCTCTAAGTTTACGTTCAATACTCAGACTAGATCCACCGTAGATTGCCTTAATGGCTTCTGCGTCTCTGATGTACCCAGGAAGAGAATACAATTCTTTTCCGCTTTGTGTCAGTTCTGTTTTAATCGGAAGCTGTACATTACTTATGTCAGAGATCCAAGTCTGTAGCTGGAAAGCAAACTCTGAAGAGGCTGTGGTAACTTTGAAACGTCTTTCCGTTACGGAACCGTCTCCATCCCACACTCCTCTCAGAAAGTCCTTTTTAAACTCACGGAGGTCACAAGAGATTTTTAAGGTATGAGATTTATTTGGAGTTACCCCTAACTTCAATAAATCTTCGACCATAGACTTTTTACTAAGGACTAAACACTTCTGAGGGGCATGTTGCTTCTCTCCTATTTTAGAAATCTTAGTTTTAAGTCTAGGCGAATCCTTCCCTAAAAAGTCTCTAAATTGCTCTAAAATTAAACTATCTTGTTCTTTTAGAGCTATTCTTACCGCCGTTAATCTAGGACTTATGTTTCCATCTGCTGCTAACAGACCTAGAAAGTAAGCTTTATCGGGCGTATCAATGATCTGAAAATAACGATCATTGTACTCCATAAAAGAATAAGTCTCTCCTGACTTTCTCTTACGCTTACCTGTTTGTTCGAAGTAAGATGGAATTCCTAGTTTCTTTCTAGCTGAATAAAACGTAACCATTGTTATTCCTAAAACTTTAGCTGCTTCAACATCTGGCATCTTTGACGTCAGTTCTTGAATAACTAAAGGATCTGGATCAAACTTTGGGTAACGTGACATTTGGGGAGCAAGATATAGTCAGTGCTCTAGGGATGACAAACCTAGAGGTTCGGACCCGAACTCGGGAATCCTAACACGTGTTGTTCACGACTTCTCAAAACAACCGGGCCAGACCGTTCAGCTTGATCGTTACCGCTTCTGGGGTAATCCCGGCAGCAAGGAATCTCGCGAGCGCACTGCAGAACAAACCATTGGTACTGCGAACAGCAGGAACATTGTCAAGGACAAAGTTCTTGTAACTCTTCGTGAGTACACGGGTCCTGCAGATCCTAGTGATCCTACTCAACCTAGCACTTTCAAGATTGCTAGAGAGACCCTGATTACCGCGCAGCGTTTACTGCTGGACACTGGTAATCTGACGGCCTTCCATCAATCTATTGGTTCTCTGACTCTGTTAGACGACTATAGAAGATGGCGCGACAGAGTGTTCATTAATGAACTTCTGAAAGCTGTTTCGAAGGGTCAATCTTCTGACACCCAAGGTGGTTACTACTACCCTGGTGATCTTGCAGTCGGTGCCCTTTCGTACGCGAACGCCGAGCAAGCCAAGTTCGACGTTAAAGACGATCTTCTGCGCGTGGTTAAGTCTCTGCGCAAGAGAAACGTCCCGACGTATCAGGATGGTTTTTATCGCTGTGTGTGCGATCCGACCTTCCTCATGCACCTGAGACAGAATAGTGACTTCCGTGAAGTTGCTCGCTATCCTGGCAACGGTCAGATCAATCCTCTCATGTCTTCGATGCAGCCTAACGCTGCTATCTACATGGGTCAGGGTTTCGGCCAGGCTACTTTTGTGGCCGGTGAGCCGATCATGCCTACCGGATTTGTGTTCGAGGGCGTTAGATTTTTCGAGAGCACAAACATGCCCTCGCAGAATCAAACTGCCACGATCGCTTCTACTGCCGCTTCGTACGAGACTGCCATCGGCATGTTCTTCGGTCCCCAAAGCGTCGGTGTCGGTATCGGCGGCAACAACGCTCAAGTGTTGTTGAATAATAACGACGACTTCAGCAGATTTATCATGATGATTTGGAGCCTGTACGCAGGTTTCGAACTCCTGAACGCTGATTTCGCCACCATCGCTTATTCCTTCAACGCTTGATAGGAGGTATTAACGATGGCTATCAACCCTAATCAGCTTGCAGTTTCCAAGATTTACCCTGGAAACTACACAAACGTGCTGAAGTACTGGCACGAAGAGAAGACCGTTGTCTACAACAACGAGAACGGTACTCCTCAGACCCTGACCGGCCAGCCTGTTGGCGGTCCTGTCGGCGTGGTTTTCCGCCCCGGTTGGATTGCTCAGCAAGCCGTTGGTTACGTGGACCTGTCCTATCAGGCCCTCGGTTCTGTCAATCAGCTTGAGTACTACACTCAGCCCTACGCTTCTGGCGGCGCTTCGAATAGACCGTTTACTAACGGTACTGTGATCATCCCCTCTCCGGATTATCACAAAGATATTCGTGCTGACATCACCACTGGTATCAAAGTGCCTTCCGGTGCTTATGTGTACCGTGTGGGCCTCCGTGTTGACGGTGGCGACATGGTGAGCAGCGGCGTGGTTCAGGGCTCCTCCTCTCCGCAACTGGGCCTTGGCCCTGGTCTGGGTGTTGGTCTTACGACCACGCCGACCCCTAGCGGTTTCTATGCAACCATCGTTGGTTCGAACAGCCGTATTGCTAACGGTTCGTACGGGTCTTCGAACGCATGGAACGATGCCAACATGCACCGTGTTACGGCTGAGACTGAGTACGCTCTTGCCACCGTGGGTAACCTCGGCGGTGCGGCTGCTTCCGGTCTGGCTCAGGCCTCGGGTATCTATGATCCCCGTGCTGGCGCCGGTCGTCTCAGAGGTAAGGACAAAGCCCTTGCCATCTGTGAAGTGTGCTGGCTTATTCCCGATGAGCCGCCTAAGCGCGACGATGTTGTGCTGCAACCCGGTGGTATTGTCGAATCCAGCGTCTTTACGTCGATCTCTCCTTCCTGATCGCACTCAGTTAGCGGATTCCGAACCCCCTCACACGAGGGGGTTTTTTTATGCTTGGCGCTATACTTTACTTAGTCAGTGCTTTCATAATGACAGTCGCCGCCACGCGGGAGTACACCTTCACGCCAAACGGTGTGAAAGTCTCCATTATCAGTACTCATGATGACGGTGAGTACTTTATGGTTAAGTCCCTGACAACTGGTAAGGTTTTCTTTGCTCATAAGAACCAGATCGCTGAAAAAGATGTAGAAGTGGAGGAGGGCGAAAAACCCGTTAAGCGCAGGCGTGGTCGGCAAATTGTTCGGCCCGAAGTTCCGGCCTTGACCCGAATCAACATCAACTCGGCGACTCCAGAGCTGCTGACTCAGATTCTTAAAGGTATCGGGATGAAAACCGCTATCGAAATTAAAGAACTTCAGCAATCTTTGCCGGGCGAACGTTTCACCAAGCTTGAGCAACTAAAGTCAATTTCTAATATTGATTGGGACTCTGTGTTAGAAGGAGATATTGCCTACGTCGAGTGAAAATTTAAATAGCTGTCTAGAATAGGGGCACAGGTGTTTGAGCCCCGTGGCGCAACTCTTAGCTGAAGAACTTGCGCAGATTGAACGCTACTTGCGCGAGCAAGGCGTCATCTTTAACGGCAGTTTTACAGACTCGGCCCGTTTAGACACTGTATATGCTGCGGTTAATGCCCTGTTCCGGGGAACACCGCAGCTAAAAGTTTCTGCGCTTGATGACTATAACTTTGAACGGGTATGTTATCACTTAAATTACAATATTTCTGCTGTAAGCCCTGCGGATTATGCTCGGCTTATAGAAGCTTGCAATAACATACCAAGTGATTTTTATTATTCTAAGACTATAAATCAGATACAGCGTTGTGAGACTGCTGAAATTTATACAGAGTTGGCATCTAACCGGGCCGCAAGCCAACAGGAAATTATCCTGGGTCAGGGTGACGAGGTTCTGAATCGTACGATTACGATTCAAGACAACCGCAAGATCATGCGGACGTGGAGAGAAAATTATTTGTACGAGTGTGACAGGCTCTCTGCGATCTTGCACGTTGTAAACTATAAAGATCCAGTTATTGCTGAATCGCGTTTTATTGCCACGGAAGGTGATTTTATTCAGAGTCTTCCGGGGCCTGTTGATCCTGCCCGGTTTGACGATCTGTACTTTTTCAACTCCTGGCGTTGAGTAGACTTAGTTAAAAGGAGAGACCGTGGCTGACTTAACGGTTCAACAACTAGAGCAGATTTACAGCTATCTAGCTCAACAGGGTGTCGTAACTCAGCCTACGACTACCGACAGAACTAAGCGCGAGATTATATATGCTGCATTAAATCAGATTGGCCGCAACCCCGGCCAGGTATTTGGCTATAAATTAGATGACTTTAACTTTAGTCGTGTTACATATCACCTTGGGTATAATGTAGCAACAGTACCTGCTGGTGACTACGCTCGCCTTGAGTTGGCTTGCACAAGCATCCCGAGCCAGTATTACTTCGACAAGATCGTTCAGCAGATTGAGCGTTGTGAAGAAGCGGAGCGAATCTCCGAACTTGCCGGGGGGCGCGGCACCAGTCGCCAGGAAATTATTCTGGGTGACGTGAGCCGTACTATTAGCGTTCAGGATAAGCAGGAGACTGCAAAGATCTGGAGAGAAAATTATATCTTTGAAACGGATCGTTTAGCCCAGATGTTATATGTAGCTAACTACAAGAACCCGATGGTGAATCGCTATAGATTTGAGCGTAGTGGTGCGTCTTATGTTCAGGCTTTACCTGGCGCTCCTACAATGTCTCGTGCAGATAGAATTTATTTTGCAACTAACTGGCGATAAAAGCTAATATGGTCTTAGGTCTGAGTCTGTAAATGCCGATTCTCAATAGTTTATACAGAGGATTGGGCGGCACTGCCCGTTTGAAGCAACTAGCTATGCCCGTGGCAGCTACTTTAGCTCAGCGGGGTGTTAATTTTCAGCTTATAGATGCTTTAACAACTCCGGGTACGGGTCAGCGTCTCTATAATGCTGCGCAAGAACCTGTTACTAGAGCTTTAGCTGACAGGGATCGGGCGCGTCAAGTTCAGCGAGCTGCTCAACTTGGGACTCCGGCGCCCCGACCACGCGGCTGGGGGTCTGGTCAACCTCGCCCTCAAACTCCTGCACCCGCCCCGGCTCGTGCGCAAGCACCGTCGCGACCGGCACCTGCCCCTGAAAACTGGGGACAAGGCCCCCTGCGTGGGCAAGTGGATCTGTATGGGGTAAAAGCACCCGGAGTACCAGAGCCGTTCATGCCTCCTGGTTCGTCTACATTTCAACCAAATCTTCCAAACCCCCGTGGCCCTCGTGGTCAGTTTCAGTCGATTTACGGGGAGCCAAGTGCCGTTATTCAAGGTCGGCAACGAATGGCTGTCCCGGTTGATCCGGGTGTAACTTCTGGCCCCGCTGTTAGTCCCGGTCAGATCGCAATCGATTCCCTTGGGTACAACGCTCCCACGGGGCCTTTGGGTCGACAGCTTCTTGCCACGGATCCTGAAACGTACAAATCTATTTCCGATATGGCGCTTGAAGCGTCTCGGAACTATGGGCGCACTGTAACAGCAGAAGATCTGCTTAGCGCTCAAACTATGCCTTCTAGATTACTCGGTGAGTATTCTAGTAGTGG